ACAATGTTTTTAGTGCCTACCCTGGTGTGCGTAAGAAAGGCACAAAGAACAAAGTAGGTTTGTTAGAAGCATTTGCCGACAAGCAGACAAAAGGCTTCAATTGGAATAACATGATGCTTCAACGCTGGGTAGACCACGAAGGTGTAGAACATCGTGTATTAGATGATTACACACGCAATGTTACACTTTGCGACTTAACTGCACAGCCAGATGATATTAGAGAACAGATTGATACAACCATTCAAACTGTAGAATCTAAAAACATTTCTCAAGTAGGCATGCGCCTTATGAAATTCTGTGCAAAGTGGGATATGCAACGTGTAGCAGATCAAGCAGCAACATTTGCAGAACCTTTACAAGCGAGGTATATTAAATGACAATGAATGTAAAACCAGTATTAGAAGATAAATTTTGGATTGTTGAGGATGAAGGCATCCGTGTAGGTACACTTACTAAAGACGAAGATAAATTTATCTATACAAAAAAAGGTGTAGTTACATTTCATAGTGAAACACAAATTAAAAAAGAATTTGGTAAAAGTTTCTTAACAGCAAAAATTACAACACCAGATGTAGATGAAGACACAAGAGAAATACACGGCTTTCCTACAAAAAACAAACCTTATAACAGTATGTTTGACATAAGCAGAAACTTGCCGCTTTTTACAAAAAGTGAAAAATCTAAAAGTGTATATTGTGCAGGATACTATCTAATTAAATTTAACAAAAACTGGTTAAAAAGTTTTTGTCCTAAATTAATTACACTTGAACGAAATCAGTATATGGGGCCATACAAAACTGAATTAGAAATGAAATTAATGTTAAGCAATGTCAACAGAACCTCTTAATACACAACCTATACAGCAATTTATTAAACAAGTACAGGCTGCTGAGAATAGTAGAGCCAAGGATTTGCGTCTAGATATTACCACTGCAAAAAACTTGGCTTTTACTATGGGCATTGTAATGGCTAGATTACAAGGCGATATGGAAAAATATGTAAAAGAAAACAGCGGCGGGCTCGGAGATCAGGTCATAAAAGTTGATATAGACGCCGGAACTGGTTGGTAAAAGAGATAAATATATACGTAGTTTTTAAAAGGATACGTATATGTCAAGACCAAAGCCTACAGTGCTGTTAGAATTTACAAATAGTGCAACATACAAATGTGAGCAAATTTTAGATGCAGATGCAATCTGGGCAGTATTTTATGACGGCAAGCCTTTTAATTTGAAAAGTAGTAATTCAATTACAAACTATCCAGGTCCTAAGTATAAGAAAACAAGTTTCTCTAATCCAGGACATGCACACAATCTTGCAAAAAGATTAAATCAACAATTTAAAACAGATAAATTTGTAGTAATAAAGTTGACACAAGGTGAAGTTGTATCAGAATAGTACCGTTCTTTCTGCACAACCATTAGGTGGATATACGCTTAGTGAAGGACCTTACGAATGGATAGATAAATTAATTGATCACTGTAATAGATCTCGCCTTGTAATTGATCAAATGTCAGAAGCATTTCCTCTACATAACCACTACAAATTTATTCACAATAAAATACCTAGAGGTAAACCTCTTTATATAATTACTAGCAATTTGTACGAACAAAAAAGATACAAAAGATGGTTCAAGGCACAAAGTCAATTTACAACACCCATTAATATAATTGCACAACCTGTTTGGGCAGAGCGTGTAAAAACTGATCATGTTCCTATTCCAATTAAAGAATACAACAATACAAGAAAACATTTGTTTAATTGTTTAAACAGGCAAAATAGACAGCACAGATTAAGTATAATTATTAAACTAAAAAAACTAGGCCTTATAAAAAACAACCTTGTTAGTTATCCAGAGCACGAAGAATTAGAAAACAGTCCCCTTGTGGTTGATAGAAAAGATTTTGATGTAAACTGGGCTAACAATTTCAATAGAGATATTTTTCTTAACACATGGTTTAGTGTTGTAAATGAAACTTTCTTTAATGAAGATGCAATGTTTCATTCAGAAAAAATATTTAAAACTATTCTTGCTGCACATCCTTTTGTCATTGTAGGCAAAAATAATAGTTTAAAAAGTTTACATAAATTAGGATTTAAAACATTTAATAATTTCTGGTCAGAAGATTATGATAAAGAAATAGATCACGAAAAAAGACTACAAAAGATTGTAGAAACTATAGATTATATCTGTAAATTAGATTGGCAAACTATTTGGCCTGATATAAGAAAAATAATAGAATACAATCAAGCATTCTTATTGCACAATAGATTTTCAGATTACGATTAAATACCTTATGAAATGGAAAGAAGCATATACAAAGATATTTTTAAAACAACTAGGAGAAGCAGATTCTTCTAGTAATGTAAAAATACATTTGCCTATATGGTGGAAAAATACTAGAGAAAAAGACGAAGGCGGACTACGTTTAACTGACGAAGGATGGAATGTAGTACAAAGTATTGAACTAGCAAACTATGAGATACCTTTTCCATTAGACATGCCTATCACAACACAAATTATAATTTGGCTAGATCATTTTATAGATTGTCCGTATTATCTTACATCAAGAGCAGTGTACGTAACAAATGAAAAAAAGGCAGTCGAACTTACTCTTTTTTCAGGCGATATTAGAAAATATGGGTTAGCAAAAGCTTTAAAAAGATCAGAAAAAATAGAAAATAATGGTTGACACTTTCTTGTTTGGTGCTATATTAGTTATATAGGCACTGATAAACATTGAAAGGAATACACAGATGAGTGTTGCAGAAATTACACGTACTGTAAGCCCTAACAAGGCTAAATCACGAATTCAGCGAGCAATTGCAAAAAAACGTCCAATCTTCCTGTGGGGGCCTCCAGGTATTGGTAAATCAGAAATTGTTGAACAGATCCAAACTTCAACACCTAATTCATATCTCATTGACGTTCGTTTGTCACTTTGGGAACCTACAGACATTAAAGGTATGCCCTACTATGCTGCAAATGACAACACAATGAAATGGGCTCCTCCTGTAGAACTTCCAAGCGAAGAATTTGCTAAACAGTTCTCGACAATCTATTTGTTCTTAGATGAGTTGAATTCGGCAGCGCCTGCTGTACAGGCAGCGGCTTATCAACTTATTCTTAACCGTAAGGTTGGTACATATGTACTACCTGACAATGTAGTAATCATTGCGGCTGGCAACCGTGAAGCAGACAAAGGTGTTACTTATCGAATGCCTGCTCCGCTTGCTAACCGTTTTGTACACTTAGAATTAGCCGTTGATTTCAATGACTGGTTTGAGTGGGCTGTTGCTAACAAGATACACAAAGATGTGGTTGGTTATCTTCAGTTTGCAAAAAAAGATTTGTTTGACTTTGATCCTCGTAGTCCAAGTCGTTCGTTCGCAACACCACGAACATGGACGTTTGTGAGCGAATTGCTCGACGATGAAGATGATCAAGAAGTTATTACAGATCTTGTAGCGGGTTCGGTTGGCGAAGGACTTGCTGTTAAGTTTATGGCACACCGCAAAGTTGCATCAAGTATGCCAAATCCGACTGACATCTTAGATGGTAAAGTAAAAGAGTTGAACACAAAAGAAATCAGTGCCATGTATTCCTTGACTGTTTCACTTTGTTACGAACTTCAAGATGCAGATGCAAAAAATGACAAAAAGTTTGATGCTAAGGTTAATAACTTTTTGCGTTTTGCAATGGATAATTTCGATACGGAATTGGTTGTTATGGGTATTAAACTTGCTCTTACTCAATACAGTCTTCCAATCGATCCAGATGCTGTTGAGTGTTTTGATGAGTTCCATGATCGTTATGGAAAGTATATCAAGGCAGCACAACAGTAAGTGTGCTAGGAAGATGGGCAGGGTTTATACTCTGCCCATTTTTTCTTTTTAATGGTTGACAAAAAACTTAAATATGTTATATTAAACATAGGCACTGATATAAGAGGAATGACATGTTAGATTTTTTACCAGAATACGTTGCAATGCAAATGTCTACAGACAAGACTGCAAGTAAACTTAAAAACTGGCAACCTGATCCGGACATAACAGAGGGCGCTCTTTCTGTTATGCGTGAAGAAGTATTAGATCGCATTATTGTTGCAAGAGTAGGATTATTGCTAAGACATCCGTTTTTTGGTAATATGGCAACACGTCTTAAAATTGTTGCTGCTGACGACTGGATTCCGACTGCGGCTGTAGATGGGCGTAACTTATATTTTAATACTCAATTCTTTAATGCAATGGATAATAAAGAAATTGAGTTTGTAATTGCACACGAAATCCTACACTGTGTATTTGATCACTTAGGTCGTAGAGATGATCGTCATCCTATGCTTTATAATATTTCAGCAGATTATATTGTTAACAATTTACTTGTTCGCGATCGCATCGGTACTAAGCCAAGTATCGTAGACTGTTTTCAAGACTTTAAATACGAAGGTTGGACTTCAGAAGAAGTATACGATGATTTGTTTCCAGAGTTTG